TTCCCGGGCAAGTATATAGATACTAAAGGATGGCTTAGTTGGGACAAATTTTTACAAGATAATCTTTATTATCAAGAATTTTCATATGAAATTCAATCAAATAAAAGTATATCTGAGTTTGATAATTTAACCGCAACTCTATTACATCCCGCGGGAACTAAAAAATTCGCTGATATGCGATTTCATATACCACTTATTAATCAAAGTAATAATTTTAGTGAAAGTAATGAAATACAGCATTGGACAAACATTTCTAACACGAATGTTTGGGTTACATTTTCTCAGAGCAATACTGCGGCCGGTGATATAATCTCTAGTAATAGTACTCCATTCGGTTCTGTATTGGCAAATGATACTATAATACTTAGTGGCTCATATGCAGAAGATGGTGTGTATATTGTAAAAACTGTTTTGAATAACAGCACATTTACTGTTGAAGATACTGGTGTTTCTATAACATTAGCACCCACAAAAGAAACTACTACTGGTTATGATTTCATCGCTAATAGTATTGTCCGCACCACCGGAACTTGGTCAGTTGGTGGTATAGGAGATGATGTATTCCTTAGAGATACTATTAATGAAGTAAACGAAGGCGGCCCATGGATTATCAACTTTTCTAACAATACACATTTACGAGTAGAAGGTTATGATGGCAACTTAACACCATTTACATCTTCTACTAATGACACAAGTGCGACTGTTGAAATTCGCAGAACATTTGCGTTTACATCTAATAATGTACTAGATCTAGTCAACATCAAAATAGATCGCTTTGGAAATACATATCCATATAGTAATAACTTTATTTTGTGATATAAATACTATTAAGAAAACACCCGGAGATTTAGTAAATGGCATCGTTTGCTGGTAGAAGATATTTAAGGCTTGATACAACAGAGCATCTTTATGATGCGATTGTTAACAACGATGCAACTCATGCATATTATTTCTTTTTGGGTAAAACTTTTGGTTGGTCGGGTGACCCAGAAACTGGTGTGGATTCTCTTGAGTATACTAATTTCACTACTTGGGATAGAATCATTGCACTTAAGCAAATTAATGCTAGTGATGTTAGTTTAGCGCTACCTAGATATAATTGGGCATCAGGCAATGTATACCGTAAATACAAAAGTTATGTTGATGTGCATAGTAATCAAGCCGAATCTAATGCTATGTATGTGGTAACATCTGATTTTCGTGTATATAAATGTATTGATAATAACAAAGGTGTTGCTTCAACTATTGAGCCTTTACAAACTGATGCAATAAGAACATTTAAAACAAGTGATGGATACGAATGGAAGTATATGTTTCCAGTTGTTGGTTCGGATCAACAGAAATTTATTAGTACTGAGTATATTGCTGTTAAAACAGTAACATCGGCTGATAGTTTTAACACAGAACAATATAACATTCAACTCGGGGCCACGGATGGGACAGTAGATACGGTAGATGTTATTGCCGGTGGTGCGAATTACATTAATTTTGCTGGATATATAAGTGATTCTAATACAACCGTTATATATGTTTCTGATACATTATACGGCGCGAATCGAACAGACGATGATTATTATAACGGTTGTTCATTGTTTGTTGAATCGGGACGTGGTAGAGGTAATCTAGTAGAAATTGCTGATTACCAAGCATCAACAGCTAAAATTACATTAAGTACACCATTAACAACTGCGCTCAATATATCAACCGTAACAGATGCTAGTTATATTGTTATTGGACCTAAGGTAACAATTAATGGTAATGGAGTTATCCAGGCGGAGGCATACGCTAACGTTAATATAAATAGTTCAAATACAATCAATTCTATCAATATGGTAAATAAAGGTTTGGGGATAACATCGTCTTCTATAACAATCACAGATTCGACTTTCGTTGGAAGTGTTGGAACTGGTGCTATTGCTATACCTAATATATCACCAATTGGCGGTCATGGATCTAATGCACTACGAGAACTCGGTTCCGGGGCGTTGATGTTAAGTACACGATTACGAGGGAATGAGGAGCTTGCTATACTCAATGACGCTGGATTTGCGATGTATGGACTTTTAGAAAATCCGCAATATGCAAATGGTGTAGTAGTTAATGAAACAACTGTGGATACCACCACTAAATTAAATCTTACTAACCTTTCTGGTATAACGAACGCAACCGCGGTAAGTGGTTGGACGGTTAAAGGCCTCGATTCATTTGCATCAGCGTATGCATTTGATGTAGTTACTACAGCCGATGGCGCTAATGGTATTCTCTCTGTTACCGAAAGAGATGAATCGAATGGTGCGTTTGTTGCAACTGAAACAATAGAACTCAATAATGATGCCGCTATTAGCGGTAGGCTTAATTCAGTAACAGAAAGTATTGCTAAAAGATACACCGGCGATATTGTGTATATAGAAAATAGAGAGTTAGTCCAAAGAGCGACTACTCAATCTGAAGATTTCAAAATCGTACTCCAGTTTTAAGAGAGATAACAAATGCCTTTAGCAAATACAGGTACACTTTCAACCAACTTTAATGTTGCTCCGTATTATGACGATTACGATGAAAGTAAGAACTATTATCGTACATTGTACAAGCCTGGTCTTGCCGTTCAGGGTAGAGAACTTACCCAGATGCAGACTGGTCTACAAACTCAAATTGATAGGTTCGCTGAACATATTTTTAAAGAAGGTAGCGTAGTTAAGAATAATGCGCTCAAGCTTGAAAAGTTAGAATATGTTAAACTTCAAGATGTTGATAGTGTTGGTGGTGCTATTACTGCGGCAAGTTTTGTTGATACTGAAATTACTGGTGGTACAAGTGGAATGACCGCTATTGTACTTGCGTCGGGTATAGGTACAGAAGCAACTTCTCCAACACAATTTGCTGGGCCAAACACACTATACGTTCGTTATACAAATTCTGGTTCTAACACAACTACATCTCAGTTCATTGAAAATGAAATAATAACCGCCAACACTGGTATAACAGCCAACTCATTTGTTACAAGCTCGACTGGTACTGGATTGTACTGTACATTGAACGAAGGTATAATATACGCTAAAGATCACTTCATTCGTGTTGAAACTCAAAGTTTGATTGTTAATCGCTATGCAGTATCGGGGAATGTAAATGCTATTATTGGTTATGATATTGCAGAAACAATCGTTTCATTTTCAGATGATAATACACTTCTAGATCCAGCGCAGGGTGCATATAATTATGCAGCTCCTGGTGCAGACCGTTTAAAGTTAGACCCAATTCTGGCCGTTAAAGATATCACGGAAACAGACCTCGAAACATTTATTCAACGTGCAACTATTCGTAATGGTCGCATTGCCGAACGTCTTGATAAACCAGTATATAATGTGATTAAAGATTACATTGCTCGGCGTACATTTGATGAATCTGGTAATTACTTAGTTAATGGTTATGATGTAACGACCGAAGAAGCAAACACAACTCATATGTATGTACTTACTTCGCCAGGGAAGGCATACGTACAAGGCTATGATAATGAATTACTAGTAACATCTGTACAAGGCTTAGACAAAGCTACTTCCACAACTTCTGTTAATAATGCAATAATAAGTTCTAATTACGGGAACTATGTTAATGTTACGCAGGTGGTCGGTGATTGGGATCTTTCAAACGGCACTGCTATTTCTCTTCGCGATACAGTAACAAAAGCCGCGAATACATCTGTATCTGCTACTGCGGCTGGTGGTTCAGAAATTGGAACTGCAAGAGTAAGAGCTATTGAATGGGTGACTGGCATTAAGGGTTCGCCTTCGGCCGCATATAGAGTATACCTTTATGATGTAAATATGAGTACCAATCCCTTTGCTGATGTTAGAGCTTTATATTATAACACTACAGCCGACGGCCATGCTGATGTCGCGTTAACTGGTGGTGTTGCAGTATTGCAAGATACTTCACAAAATGATCTACTATTTTACATGCCAGCAAAAAACATTAAAGAAGTTAACAACACTTCATATACATATTGGAATAGATTCACAGCAACAATTGCACAAGGCACCGGCTCCACTGGCGACGTTGCGGCCCTCGGCTCAAGTACGTATAATGTTTCAGATGGTAACGAAACACAAATTGCTATTGATGAAAATTTCCATGCATATGTTGGTGGTTCGGCTACAGTATATGCTGGTACTGGGCATAGCGAAACATTCACTGGCGGGAACACACATGATTTTGGTGGTGATGCAGGTAAATATAATATTGGTGAAAGACTAAGATTGGGTGGTGCTGGTGCCGTATATCAAATTACAGAAATTAATGGCACTATATTTACTTTTGATGATACTAATAGTAGTGAATCTGGTGCAGTACAGAAGGTTTATGCACCAGGTCAGTTTATTCCTATGCATGGATATAATGGCACTACCGGCGCTCGTACTACAACGATATCTAACTCCAGCCAAAATGTCGATTTTGATATTAAGGAAAATGATCTTAGCGCAGCAATTAGTATTGTAATTATCACAAAATACAATTCACCGGCAGCACAAGCACAATCACAAAAATCATTATTTGCCAATACAGTAGTAGAAATCAATATCGGTAGCCACGGAACTGCCGCAGCGGGCCCCTGGAATCTTGGTGTATATGATGGATATGTACTTAAAGAGGTTAGACAATCAGCATCTACATTCGGCACACTTACTGATGGTACAGATGTAACTCAATATTTTGAACTCGATACTGGTATGCGTGATAACTTTTATGCCCATGCAAAGCTTAAGTTGAAAGATACGAGTAATTATGTGCCATCTGGTTATTTACTTAGTGTATTTGATAGATTCAAACACGCAGCAACTGGTCATTTTTTCTCAGTTGAATCATATCCATCCGCTGCTACAAATCCAGAAAATATACCAATTTATAAATCACCTACCACTGGACAAGAACATGATCTTCGTAACTACATAGATGCGCGGCCGCACTATATTGATGTTAGTCCCGCACCTGGGGTTGCAACAATTGCTGGACTAATAACAAATCCAGCAAATGGCACTGTTATGTCTAGCATATCTGCTAGTGGCGTGATTGCGCCAAATGAGAATATTGATACAGATTATATTTACTACCTTCCTAGAAGGGATAGAGTTGTAGTTAATTCTACTGGTGAAATTAGTGTTAAAAGAGGTGTACCATCACTTAATCCTCAGACGCCTGCGCCGCTACCTGATGCTCTAACTCTTGCTATTTTAAACATTGCTGCTTTTCCATCACTTATATATAAAAACGCACTTCTAATTGATAGAACAGATCTAGCCAACAGAACTGAGCCTGTTAGGCAGTTACGTTATACAATGAGAGATATTGGGGTTATTAAAGATCGCGTGGATAATCTTGAATATTATACATCACTATCATTACTTGAAATGGCGACCGAAAGCTTAACCATTAGTGATGTTGATGGTATTAATCGCTTCAAGAATGGTATTTTTGTAGATCAATTTAGTGGTCATGGTGTTGGTGATACACGTAAAAGTGATTACAAAATCTCCGTTGACCCAGAGAGAAAGGAAATTAGACCAACATTTAAACTTGATGATGTACCGCTAGAATATACAAGTGGCACTGGTTTAACTGAGAAGGGCAATTTGATTTTGTTTGATTATGCCCATGTTAAACTAATTACACAACCAAATGCTTCTGATACTCGTAGTGCTACTTCTGGATTCTATAAATTCACAGGTAGTCTTACACTTACACCAGCAACAGATAACTGGGTTGATAAGGTAAATGCTCCGCAAGTTAATGTTAACTTTGATAATAATACAGATGCTTGGGAAAGATTATCTAACGCTTGGGGTACTCAATGGAATAGTTGGCAGACTGTATGGACTGGTACAACTGAAGCGCGGGCCACTGCTGGATTCCTTACAACTACTACAGCAACAACTACAAACCGCCAAGCTAGGACTGGTACTAGACTCTCGGTTGTACCAGAAACACGTACACAAAGTGCTGGCGAAAGTGTAAGAAATGTTAATATCATACCATTTATGCGCTCACGTCTAATTAGATTTTTTGGAGAAGGGTTAAAGCCAAGTACAAGAGTATTCCCATTCTTTGATGATATAAATGTAATCTTATATTGCCGTGGAAATAATAGTGCATACACAGCTCCGGCAGCATATGGTGATGTACTAACAACTGATTCTGCTGGTAACATTTATGGTGAATTCAGAATTCCAAATGATGCTACAATTCGTTTTCCGACAGGGCGAACACAGTTTAAATTATCTTCTTCTATTATTGGTACTAATTCAGCCACAACATATGCTTTAGTTGATTACAATGCAAGTGGACTTACACAAGAAATATCTGAGACTATTATCAGCACACGCTCGCCTAGAGTTGGAACGGCATCGGTCAGTGATAATAGAACAACATCAAATAGTCGTATAACTGATGTAAGTGGCACCGTGCCAGCTCCTGTTATCAACAACACATTTAATACTACTAACATTAATAATACCAGTGTTACTAACATTAGTAACATTAACAATGTTAGTAACATTAATAACACTTTTATTCAACAGGTAAGACCTATCGCAGTACCGCCTGTTGTTACTATAGTTGCACCAGTCATAACGGCAACTACGTGGCAAACGCAGTGGGAGCGTGATACTGTAACCCCAATCAGCGACCAGGACGAAGAGGACTCCTGGGGCGGTGGCGGTGATGACGGCGGCAACGGC